CACAAATGGCAGCCGACGGCCTGCCGCTGGACGTGGTAACCGTGGGCGAAGCGCTGGAAGCGCGCAATCTGGCTGCCGAAACCGGCGGGATGGGCTACCTGGTCGATCTGGTGCAGATTACGCCGTCGGCCGCCAACATCGTCCGCTATGCCGCCATCGTCGAGAGCCGCTACACCGAACGCCGCCTGCTGGCCGCCAGCGCCGAAATCGAGCGCATTGCGCTGGACAAGAGCGGCGAGAGCGCCGAAGACAAATGCAGCGCTGCCGCCGCCGTGCTGGGCAAGGTAAACGACACCCTGCTGCACAAGGCCGAGACCTGCCAAAGCTACGCCCAAGCGCTGGGCGGCACGCTGGACTACATGGCGCAAAAGCGCAAGGGTCTGCAGGGCATCAGCACCGGACTGGCCGACCTGGACGCCATCACACAGGGCTTGCAGAAAGGCAACCTGATCGTGATTGCCGCCCGCCCCGGTATGGGCAAGACCGTGCTGGCGGAAAACATCGCCCGCCACGCTGCCAAACAGGGGCTGCGTGTGCATTTCCAAAGCTACGAGATGAGCCAGCGCGAGCTGGTGATGCGCGGCATGGCCGCCGAAGCGGAAATCCATTTCGGCAGCCTGAAACGCGGCGAATTGGACATCGAAGAAATCCGCCGCAAAGACTGGTTTGTCGGCCGCGCCCCCGAATGGGCGCTGACCATCGACAGCGAACCGGCCGGCATCGAACGCCTGTGTCTGGCCGCCCGCGACCGCAAGCTGGCCGACGGTTTGGATTTGCTGGTGATCGACCACCTGCACCTGATGCCCCGCCCGGGCAGAAACAGCGAAGTGCAGGAATTGGGCGACATCACCGCCCGCCTGAAACGGCTGGCGATGGAGCTGGACATTCCCGTGCTGCTTCTGGCGCAGCTCAACCGCGCCGTTGCCAAACAGACCGACAAGCGCCCGACGATGGCCGATATCCGCGGCAGCGGCAGCATCGAGCAGGACGCCAACATCATCATCATGCCCCACCGCCCGGGCTACTACGACGAAAACGAAAACCCGCATCTGGCCGAGCTGATCGTTGCCAAAAACCGCGACGGCGAAGCCGGAACCGTGTATGCGGGCTGGGAAGGCCACTACCAGCGCTTTACCGACCAAGTCCCCTACTGGGCGCCGCCGCCCAAAGCGCCGGAACACGGCAACGGGAGAAGCCTGTGAAGTGCCTGCACTGCAATCGCGGCAGCCTGAAAGCCGCCGCCACCGACGGCCTGAGCGGCTTTATCAAATGCCTGGCCCAAACCGGTTACTACGGCAACCGCGTGAGCTCCTGCGCCAATAAGCGCTTTCAGGCTGCCGACGCCGAAACCGTCCGTAAGCGCGAAGCATGGTTTGCCAAACGCAGCCTGAAAAACGAAAGGAAACCCGATGCAGCCTGAAAAACCCGTCAAGCGCAAATGCCGCGTGTGCAAGGAAGAGTTTGTCAAACAGCGGCCGCTGCAGGCGGTTTGCTCGCCCCGGTGCGCGGTGGCGGACGCCCAAGCCAAGGCGGCGAAAAAGCGTGTGGAGCAGGAGCGCCAAGCCAAGCGCGAAGCGCGGGCAAAGGCGCAGGCGGCAAAAAACCGCCTGAAACGGCTGTCGGACTGGGCGGCCGAAGCGCAGGCCGCCGTCAACCGCTATGTGCGCCTGCGCGACCAAGGGCAGCCGTGCATTTCCTGCGGCCGGCCGTGGGCGGACAATTTTCAGGCCGGCCACTACATCCCGCGCGGGCGGGGCTCGGCGCTGCGTTTTGATGCCGACAACATCCACGCCCAATGCCCGCAATGCAATCTTTACGAGAGCGGCAACCTGATCCAGTACCGGCGCGGCCTGATTGCCCGCATCGGCGCGGCAAGAGTGGAAGAAATGGAAACGGCAGGCTATGTACCGAAAAAATGGACGGTGGCGGAACTACAGGCAGTCCGCGACGAATACCGCGCCAAAGCCAAGGAGATGGAATCGTGAGCGACAAGTTTTACCGCATCATCACCCGCGACAACCGCCGTAATGTGATGGCGCTGGCATGGGAAGCCAGCGGCACGCTGCTGGCATCGCAGGAAAGCATTGTGGTCGAAGTGCGCGGCAAAAAGCGCAGCGACGAGCAAAACGCCAAGCTGCACGCCATGCTGTCGGACATCGCCAAACAAAAAACCTTTAACGGCCAAAAGCTGGGCATCGACCAGTGGAAAACGGTGTTTGTATCCGGCCACCGTATCGCCACCGGCGGACAAGCGGAAATGGCAATCGGACTGGAAGGCGAAGTCATCAACCTGCGCGAGAGCACCGCCAAAATGAGCGTGCGCCGGCTCGCCAGCCTGATTGAGTATATCGAAGCCTGGGCGGCCGATAACGGCGTGGTGTGGCGCGCGCAAACCACTTGGGAGTAAGCATGTATCCAAACACCGACGCCGCCCTGCGGCAGGCCTACAAAATCTGGGCGGTGCGTATCGAGCCGCTGGGCAACACCGCCCAAGTCTGCGGCTGGCTGCAGAGCAAAGGCGTCAAAGGCGGCGGCAGCGGCCTGACCCAGCACGAACACCACGCCGAGAGCGCGATGATTATCGCCCGCGTGCAAAGGCTGCTTGAGCCGGCCGAGTTGGCCGTCATCGAAATGCACTACACCGGCGGCCAAAAGCTCGACGGCATTATCGACCTGACTGCCCACATCGAGCGCCAAAACAACGGCGCCAACCTGCTTTTGTGCGACGCCCTGATCGGCAACATCTTCAGCGGCCGCCCCAAGCAGACGCAGATTCAAGACCGCTTTGATTTGAGCAATGGCACGTTGTGGCGGCGGAGAAAAGAAATACAGGAAATTATCGGCGCGCTGTTTGACGCGGCGATGCAGAAACTGGAGGCAGACTTTCAGGCTGCCTTGATTATCGAAAGGAAAACCGAATGCACATTGTTGACAGCCTGATTTTGGAATTGGGCATTGATTTGTCGCGCTTCGAGCAGCAGGCCAAGAAAGCCGAGCAGGCGCAGAAAAAACTGGAAGAGTCCGGCAAAAAGGCCGAAAAGGCCGCCAAAAGCAGCGAGAATCAGCACAAGAAAACCGCCGAGCAGATGGACAAGTTCGGCAAAACCGCATCCGGCCTGGTGAGAATACTCGGCCATCTGGGCATTGCGTTGGGTGCTTTGGGTCTGCTGCGGCTGGCCAGTGATGCCGCCGCCGCCAACCAGCAGATGGAAAACCTATCGCGCAATCTGGGCATGAGCCGCAAAGAGCTGCAGGCATGGCAGGGGGCGGCTACTATGGCCGGCGGCAGCGCGCAGGGGCTGACCGGCTATATGCAGCAGCTCTCCGGCAGCATGACGCGGCTGGTGATGATGGGCGACACATCGATGCTGCCCTATTTCAACGCGCTGGGCGTATCCATGCTCGACAGCAGCGGCAAAGCCCGCAAGCTCGACGATGTGATGCTCGATTTGGCCGACCGCTTCAGCAAAATGGACAGGACGCAGGCCTACAATATGGGCAAAATGATGGGCATGGACGACGGCACCGTCAATGTTCTGATGCGCGGGCGCAGCGAGCTTGAGCGCATGGCCAAAGCGCAGGAAAAACTCTACCGCTCCAGCGACAAAGACGTGCAAAACAGCATTATCTTCAACGAGAAAAAAGCCTATCTCGCCCAGCAGTGGGCAAGCCTGCTGCAGATGATAGGCGACAAGCTGATTCCGGTGATGATAAAAGCTGTCGAACTGGCCAGCAGCCTGATGCAGGTGCTGATCGACAACGACCCGATAGTTACCGCCGTTTTCTACGGCTTGAGCGCCATTATCGGCGGCAAGTTTCTGCTGTCGCTGGTATCCAGTGCCGGCTGGCTCGGCAGCATCGTTAAAATCCTGACCGGCGGCCTGATTCCCGCGCTGGACGGTGTTGGTGCCGCCACCTGGGCAGCCGTTGCCCCGCTGCTGCCGGCCATTGCCATTATCACCGCCCTGGCCGTCGCGTTTTATCTGCTTTACGACGACTACAAAGTCTGGGCGCGCGGCGGACACTCCGCGCTGGACTGGTCGTGGCTGGAAAACTTCAAAGACGGCCGCCTGTGGATCGAGCGCTTTACCAAAGGCCTATCCATCATGCGCGACGAAATCCGCAACCGCCTGCAGCCGGTGTTGGAAAAGTTCGCCAAGCTGTGGAGCCTGATTGCCCAAGGCGATATGAAAGGCGCGTGGGAAGTGGTGAAAGAAGGCAGCCGCGAGCTGGGCAACGCCGTAAAGGATGGCGCGGAGAAAGCTGTGGAAGTCGGCGCGCAGGCCGCGCAGGCGGTGGCGGAAACAAAAGCGGGGAGAGCGGTTAATAATTTCGTCGGCAAGCCGATGGACGGCGAAATCAACCGTCTAGCCGTTGCCGGCCATCAAAAATACGCCCACATGACCTACAACATGAACGGCAGAAATCTCTCAAAAGGGCTGATTGACTGCTCGCTGTATGTACAGCAGCTGAACAAAACCATTGCCGACGGCCTGATTCCGTTGCTCGGCAAAGAAGCGGCAGACAAAACCCGCATCAAATCCGTAACCGCCGCCAGCATCATCAAAGAGCAGACGGATAAAGGCAATCTGGTCGCCGGCGGCATGAAATGGTCAGATGTCGATACCAGCCAGCTTAAAGGCGGTATGGTGATAGGCGAATCGCGCAGCAACCATGCCAAAGGCCGCTACAAAGACATCGGCCATATTGTGTACATTGTGGAAGAGAACGGCGAGAAATACGTTTACGAATCCAGCCCGCGTAAGGTAAACGGCAAAAGCGGCGTGCAGAAGCACAAGCTCGATGACTACATCAAAATGCACGCCAACCGCAAATTTCCAATCCACATCGTCGATCCGATGAAAAGCGTGCGCGGCATTGCCGGTGCGGCACAAAGCGGTGCGCATCTTGCCAGTGCAGGCGCATCCGCCGTTCAGGCTGCCGCCAAAGAGCTGATCAACCGTCCCCGCTTTGGCAAGCAGGGCAAAAAAGAGCGTTTTATCAGCCGCTACTGGGATGTCGCGCAAAAAATCGCCAGCCGCCTGAACGTGCCGGTTCAAGCCGTGCTGGCGCAGTTTGCCTTGGAAACCGGCTGGGGCGAAAAAGTAATCGCCGGCACCAACAACCTGGGCAATATCAAGGCCGGCAAAAACTGGCGGGGCAAGACCGTCCGCGCGTGGGACGCCCGCGAAAAGTCCTACGACCCCTACCGCGTCTATAACAGCGCCGACGAATTTGCCGACGATTATCTGAAAGTGGTCGGCAGCAATCCGCGCTACCGTGCCGCCTATGGCGCAAGCAACAGCAAAGCCTTTTTCAGCGCGCTCAAACAAAACGGCTATGCCACCGATCCAAACTACATCCGCAGCGGCACCGCCACTGCCGCCGGCATTCAAAGAATGCTGGACGGCGCACTTGCCGGCGAAGCCGTCTCCCGCAACCTGCAGGCCAACCGCTCGCAGATTCAGGCTACCACTTCCGTTCCGCAGCAGGTCAGCCACCACCGCAGCACGCAGGTAGTGGTCAACGGCGGAGTACACGTCCAATCGTCGGCCGCCACCATCAGCGGCACCGCCGGCGACGCGGTCAGCGGCATCAACGATAGGCTGGTGCAGTTTGATTATGGCTTGGTGTGAAAACTGAAAACCACAAACCCCGCCAAGTGGCGGGTTTTGTCTTTGCCGGCATCAGACGGCCTGCAAAGCCTTGTCCAGCAGGGAAAGGCCGTCTGAGGCACTGCCGCGTGCGGCGCGGGTTTTGAAGCGGGTTTCCGCGTCAAACTCCGCCAGCATCACCGTGGCCGCTTCGTCCATCAGCTTGTTGACGCTGATGCCGCGCGATTCGGCCAGCAGGCGCAGACGGGCGTGTTTTTCGTCGGGTATGCGTAAAGTAACGGTAGTCATGCCAATTTCTCCAACAGGGTTTCGGGGATGCAGATTTCCAACTCGGGAAACAGCAGCTGCGGCTGCCTGAAATCTTTCAGGTTGCGGGTAACCAGATATCGCGCCCGCCCCGCCACGGCCAACTCGAGCAGGTGGTTGTCGCCTTCGTCGGCAAGGTTCGGCCGCCACAGGTAGTAAATCCGCGTCCATTCGGCCACAGACAAGAGTGCATCCAGCACGCGGTTGCGCTCGGCAAGGTTCAGACGGCAGCCTGAAAACACATCTTCGCGGGCAATCACGTCTTCGTATTCTGCCAGCAGCGCCGCACCGACCAAAGGCAGGCAGCGTCCCTGCAGGCAGGCGGCGACAAGGCGGTTGGCCGCCCGCGAACCCATGCACGCGCCGACCAGAATATTGGTATCCAAGACGATTTTCATAGGATAAATGATAGCACAGGCGCATTCACCGGCAAATGCTTTTCAGGTTGCATCAAAGCCGAGGACACCAGCCTGAAAACCCACGTCCACACCGGCGTGCAAAGCGGCAACGGCACTAGTGGCCAACCGCAGGCAGCCTGAAATATATTTGCAAGCACACTTATTTAAAAATGCTTGTAAATTATTTGGCATATGCGTAGTATGCAAGCAATATTTAAAATAGGATGCTTGCAATGACGAATGAAAAAGACAAACTGGCCGGACGCGCTATCGGCGCAGCGGCAAGGAGCAAAAAATTAAGCCCCGAGGAGCGTAGCGCGATTGCACGCAAGGCAGCTAACGCACGCCATCATAGGTACCCTGTGGCCATCAAAAAAGGTAACTTTCGCGATGATTTTGGGTTTGATGTGGACTGCTATGTTTTGAATGACGAAAACAAAACGGCGGTTATTTCCCAGCGCGGCATGGCGGAAGCTTTAGCGCTTGGCGAAGGCGGTGCGCGTCTGACAAGGTTTGTCTCGTATAAATATCTGGAAGAGCATATCGGGCCAGACTTGAGGGAAAAATTTGCAAATCCCATTGTTTTTCAGGTGAATCCGCAAAAAAACACGGGGCCGGGTTCGCATGGCCACGGCTATGACGTAACCATACTGATTGACTTGTGTAACGCGATTATCAGTGCCAGTAGTGTCGGCAAGAAAGTTCCGGAAACCACATTAAAACAGGCGCGGGTTATCATCAGTGCTTCGGCTAAATCAGGCATTCAGGAGCTTGTTTACCGGCTCTCCGGGTTTGATTCGACCAAAGAACAGTTTATTAGCGCGTTCAAAGCGTTTGTAAATGAAGAAGCAAAAAAGTACGAGAAAGAATTTCCCATCGAGCTTTACGAGGAATGGGCGCGTTTGTATCAGTTACAGATTCCGGTACGTGGCTGGCCGTGGGAGTTTAAGCGGCTGACAAACGAGCACATATATTATCCGCTTGCCAAAAGCCAGGGACGTATTCTGACGCTAATGCGGATTAGCAAATCCAACGGCGGCGACAGGAGGAAAAAACTGTTCCAGTTTCTAAATGACATCGGCACCAGGGCATTGAGAATGCAATTGGGGCGTATTTTGGAGATGGCAGAATCATCTGAAAGTCGCCTGGAGTACGAACGGAAATTTGCCGACCGCTTTGGCGACCAAATCCCCCTGCCACTTGACAAACCCGAAGCCTGAAAACAGAAAATCTGCCTTGTGCGGATTTTTTGTTGCATAATTCATTGAATTAATTTTACTCCACTAATTGGAGGAGTGCTTTTTTTACAAAAAGCCTTGTACTATTTTTCAGGCTGCCTTATCGTTAAGATTTCCTTATTTCATGGAGAATTTAAGATGGATGAAAAATTAATTACAGTAAGTATTCGAGTTGATGAATTTGCCAAGTTGGGTTTTGCTGCTCTTCTTTTTGCAAAAATGTTGGAATCAACTCAAGATATTGAAAATCCGGAAATATATAGCCAAGTAGAAGTCGCAAAACGGGCTGCTGAAACAGTAATCTCAGAGCTGTGTTCTTATGTTAACAAACATCCTGAAATTGCAGTACATGGGCAAGGTTTGGAGGCTGTTCAAAAACTCCTAAAAAATAATTCCATTGAGGAAGTTGTGAATATGAAATTTCATTGACCTTTAACCAAATCCGCTTATGCGGATTTTTTGTGCTTGCGTGAAATAAGAAGATTGTTTATGATAGCCACACTACTAAATATTAGGCGGAATCTTCGCCCCGTCAGTGCGCTTTTTTTGTGCCTGTTTCTCTCTCCTGTGCGCAAAATATCAAGTTTCAATGGCGGGTTGATAGCCGTAAATACAACACCTTTCGGGGAAATAGCGGCAGCCGTCCTAATACGGTAGTTGAGACCCGCCCACCTCATTCTGTGGGCTTCTACTAACTAATTATTAGGAGTTCATCATGAACGCAGTTTCTCTTTCTTTCCGCAACACTCAATTCAACGTAACCGATATTCACGGCAAGCCTTGGTTAAGGTCTCCGCAAATTGCGGAAGCCTTAGGTTACAGCCAAGAAAACCGCATATCCGATCTTTACAACCGCAACGCCGACGAATTTACCGACAGCATGACGCAGCTTATCGAACTGCCTACTGCAGGCGGTGTGCAGAAAGTCCGCGTCTTCAGCCTGCGTGGCTGCCATCTGCTCGGAATGCTGGCGCGCACCAAAATCGCCAAAGAGTTTCGCCGCTGGGTATTGGATGTACTGGAAAAAGAAGTTTCAGGCAGCCTGAAAGCCCCCGCAGCCAAAACCACCGCCGACGAACGCACGCCATTGCGCCAAGCGGTATCCGCCCTGGTCGGTCTGCGCGGCGTCGATTATTCGTCTGCCTACAATATGGTTCACCAGCGTTTCGGCGTGGCGGCCATTGAAGAGCTGCCGCGCGAGAAGCTGCCCGAAGCGGTGCAATACGTCCACACCCTGACGCTGGGCGGTTTGCAGGGCGAAGTGCTGGACAAGCCGCAGCCTGAAGCAGAACCGTTCACCGCCGACGAAATCCGCGCCTTCGAAGTGTGTGTCAAATACCTGCACGACAGCATGGCGTTTCTGCGCTGCCTGTACCGTCCGCTGCGCGATGTGAACAGCCCGATGGCCGGCCGCGCATTCTCCCTGTCGCAAGAGCCGCACTCGTGGCTGGATACCGCGCAGAATGCCCTGCAGCGGCACCGGATACTGTCGCGCCCGCTGTAATCCCCTAGTTTTCAGGCTGCCTGCAGTCTGCTTCACCCCGCCCGTACGGAGCGGGGTATCGGTGCTTGACGCGCGCGGGGAATTTTGTCTAAAATATGCTATATTTCGGGAGAAAGCTGCGGATAGGCTTTCTCTTTTTTGTTTCAGGCTGCCTTGGGCGGCCTTTTCACGTTTCAGGCAGCCTTAAATCGTGTAGATACCGAGCCGCGGTGGGCGTGCCGCAGCAAAATGGTGGTAACTATGGCCAGACCCGGTAAATACACAAACGAGCTTGCCGACAAAATCTGCGCACGCATTGCCGATGGCGAGAGCCTACGCACGATTTGCGCGGGCAAAGACATGCCGGCGGCCAGTACGGTGCACCGCTGGCTGGCGGAAAATCAGGAGTTTTCGGAGCAGTACGCGCACGCGCGCGAGATGCAGGCAGACGCTTTTGCCGAATCGATTATCCGCATTGCCGACGAAGTGGAGCCGGAAAGCGCGGCGGTGGCCAAGGCCAAGCTGCAGATTGACGCCCGCAAGTGGACGGCGGCCAAGTTGGCGCCGAAAAAGTACGGCGACAAAATCGACCTTTCCGGAGATATGCGCGTGCAGGTGGAAACCCGTTCGCTGGAAGACATCTTCAAATAGTTTCAGGCTGCCTTTGGGCGGCTTTTTATTTTCAGGCTGCCATGGCGAATCCCTACTTCAAACCGCTGATACAGAAAGCGCGCTACAAGGTGCTTTACGGCGGGCGCGGCAGCGGCAAGTCTTATTTTCTCGCCGAGCTGGCGGTGGAAGTAGCGCGGCGCATCGGCACGGTGATTCTGTGCGCGCGCGAGTTTCAAGGCTCGCTGGACGATTCGGTGTACCAGCTGCTTACCGAAACCATCGAACGGCTGGGCTACACGCAGGAGTTTGAAATCCTGAAATCGACCATCCGCCACCAAGGCACCGGCGCCAAGTTCGTGTTTTACGGCGTGAAGAACAACATCACAAAAATCAAGTCGATTCAGGGCGTGGGTATCTGCTGGGTGGAAGAAGCCGAAGCGGTGAGCAAAAACTCGTGGGACGTGCTGATTCCATCGATCCGCGGTGACAAAAACGCCGAAATCTGGGTGAGCTTCAACCCGAAAAACATTCTCGACGACACCTACCAGCGCTTTATCGTCCACCCGCCCAAAGACATTATCAGCCTGAAAGCCAATTACGACGCCAACCCGTATTTCAACGACACGCCGCTGTTGGCCGACATGCTCGAATGCCGCGAGCGCGACGAAGACCTGTACCGCCATATCTGGCTGGGCGAGCCGGTGGCCGACAGCGAGCTGGCGATTATCAAACCCAGCTGGGTGGATGCGGCGGTTGATGCCCATCTGGCGCTGGGTTTTCAGGCTGCCGGCCGGCGCATAGTCGGGTTTGACGTGGCCGACGAAGGCGACGATGCCAACGCGCTAGTGCTGCGCCACGGCTCGCTGGTTTGCGATATGCAGCAATGGCGCGGGCAGGACGTGATTTATTCCGCCGACAAGGTTTATCTCTACGCCCAAGAGCAGCGCATCGAACGCATCGTGTACGACAGCATCGGTGTCGGCGCCGGAGTGAAGGCGCAGTTTAGGCGCAAGGCCGGCAAGGTGCAGACGGTTGGCTTCAATGCCGGCGGCGCGGTGTTCAAGCCCGAAACGGCCTACACCGACGGCAAAAAGAACAAAGACATGTTCGCCAACATCAAAGCGCAGGCATGGTGGATGGTGCGCGAGCGCTTTTACAAAACATGGCGCGCGGTGCGCTACGGCGACAGCTACCCAGAAGACCAGCTGATCAGCCTGTGCGGCAACCTGAAAGATTTGGACTACCTGAAAGCCGAACTGAGCCGCCCGCAAGTCGATTACGACGCCAACGGCCGCGTCAAAGCCGAAAGCAAAAAAGACATGCGAAAGCGCGGCATTCCCAGCCCCAACCGCGCCGACGCGCTGGTAATGGCCTTTGCCCCGGTGCAAGCCGGGCTGAACATCAATCCCAACGTATTGAGCGGACTATGAGCAAAAAGAAAAAACACACAGACAAAGCCATGCGCCGCGCCCTGCAAAGGCTACCTGAAAAGCAGCCTGCATCATACAGCTTGGATTTTCCCAGCCTGCCGGACGGCGTGAAGCCAAATGGCCTAGCGATGGACAACAGCCCCTTAGGAAACTTCGGGGCTGATTGCTTTTTCGGCACCGGCTTTATCGGTTATCCGCGCTTGGCCGAGTTGGCGCAAATTTCCGAATACCGCAGCGTGAGCGAAACCACGGCCAACGAAATGACCCGCCAGTGGATAGAAATCAAATCCGTAGGCGAAGAAGACAATAGCGAGACCATCAAGCAGATTGAGGAATGCTACGAGCGGCTGAACGTGCGCGATGTGTTCCGCAAGGCCATCGAAACAGACGGCCTATTCGGACGCGGCCAGATACTGGTGCAAATCAAAGACCACGACGGCAAGCTCGCCAATCCGCTGCTCTTGACCGAAAAAACCATTGCCAAAGGCAGCCTGAAAGCCTTGGTGAACATCGAACCGATGTGGACGACCCCTGCGCCGTACAACGCCATCGACCCTACCCTGCCCGACTTCTACAAGCCGAAGGCATGGTATGTGATGGCACAGGAAATCCACGCCAGCCGACTGTTTACCCTGATTTCCCGCCCCGTGCCGGATATGCTCAAGCCCGCCTACAACTTCGGCGGCGTGAGTATGACCCAACTCATGATGCCCTATGTGGAACGCTGGCTGCGTACCGTGGATTCCGTCAGCGACCTGCTGCACAGCTTCTCTTTGTCCGGCATCAAAACCGACATGAGCGCGATATTGAGCGGCAGCGACGACGGCGACAACAACATCATGCTCCGTGCCGAACTGTACAACCGTTTGCGCGACATTCGCGGCCTGATGCTGTTGAGCAAGGAGGAAGAAGAGTTCTTCCAGTTCAATACCCCGCTATCCGGCTTGGATACGCTACTTGCCCAATCTCAGGAGCAAATGGCCGCACCCAGTCATACGCCGCTGGTGAAGCTGCTCGGCATCACGCCCAGCGGCCTGAATGCCAGCACAGAGGGCGAGATTGCCGTTTACTACGACCACATCCGCGCCATGCAGGAAAACCTGCTGCGCGATCCGCTGGACAAGTTGCTCAAGCTGGTGCAACTGCACCTGTTCGGCAAAGTAAACGACAACATCACGTTCGACTTTGTGCCTTTGCAGCAGATGAGCGAAACCGAGCTTTCCACCATCCGCAAATCCGACACCGACCGCGATGTGGCCTACATTCAGGCAGGCGTGGTATCGGCAGAGGAAGTGCGCGGTCGGCTGGCGAGCGAGCCTGACAGCGGTTACAACGGCATTGATGTAGAAGATGTGCCTGAAATGCCCGATGACGGCTTTTCAGACGGCCTGAATGACGGCGAAGGGGAAGAAGGCGGAGACCCTGCCGACCCAAAGCCTGAACCTGCCCAAGATGCCGAATGGGACGAGAGCAAGCACCCGCGCGCGGATAATGGGCAGTTTGGGAGTGCTGGGGGTAGCAAAGTAGAAACTGTGGAAACTGCCGAGCCGCTGCCGGAAGTCAAAGGCGACGAGCTGGGCATCTGGCACAGCATGAAAGAGTTGCGGGATAAGGCCAAGGCATTTGCCCAACGCTTTATTGGCAAGAAGTTTGTCAATGCGGCTACTGGCTATGAGATAGAAGTAACGATGAAGGGTGTGAAACACACGATTGCCAACGCTAGTGATGGATTGGTTAAGACCATCCCGGCTATTCCAGACATTATTCGTACTTCAGACCTGATAGAAGTTCGAGATGATAAGCATGGGGACAGTAATGTTGTTGGTATTGAGTTGTATCGCGCTACGTTAAAAGTAGAAGGGGAAGACAGGGAACTGCTGATGACTGTGAAACACTATCGAGACGGTAGGCGTTATTACGATCACGGCTACCTGAAAGAGTAAAAGAATAGCGGTATTACTTGCTTTCTAACCAGCACCTTCGCGCGTTCAAATGCGATCGACCTCTTAGTCAGAAAATTTAGCAATACCGCTTATCTGCATAATAAGCCCGCCCCCGATAAAAATCAAGGCAGACGAGATACGCAAAGGAAAGCCGCTAATCTACTCCAGTGCTTGACTCCCAACCTTAATAAGGTCTGCGCCTGCTGAACGTCCGAAACGTGCTGGAGCCTGATTAACGGCTTATTTGTATATCCGGGTGGCCGCAATCCCCACCATATATCACTTGGCAGACTGACTGCCCGAGATTACGCAGCTAATGCGAAAATTTCTGCTGTCGGATGTTTTGATTATATGGCGCGGGAATCGAGAAAACAAGGCAGCCTGAAATGCCCATCAAGTCCAACGAAATCCTGCTCGCCCCCATCCGCCCCAATCTCGGCGTCGAAGCCGCCTACCGCCGGCAGCTTAAAGCCATGCTGCGCGACATCCAAGACGATTTCGTGCAGATGGTGCGCGGGCATTATCCGCAGCGCATCGCCCAAGACAGCTTAGTCGATTGGTTTCAGGCTGCCGCCGCCCGCCTGTTGCGCTACTGGCTCGACAAACTCGACACCCTTGCCCCGCGCATCGCCCGCCTGTTTGTCGAAAAGAGCGCGTCGCATACCGACCGCGCCTTTCAGGCCGCCTTGCGCGATGCCGGCTTTACCGTGCGTTTTGCCATGACGCCCTACCAACGCCAAGCCTTGGAAGCGCTCATCGGCGGCAACGTCGCCCTGATCCGCTCCATCGCCCAGCAGCATTTGAGCCGCGTCGAAGAGAGCGTCTGGCGCTCGGTCAATGCCGGTTACGACATGGCCGCCCTCACCAAAGAACTGCGCCGCGATTACGGCATCAGCCAGCGGCGCGCCGCCTTTATCGCCCGCGACCAAACCAACAAGGCGAAAGCCGTTATCGAGCAGGCACGGCGGCAGGAATTGGGCATCACCGAAGCGGTGTGGATGCACTCGCACGCCGGCAAAACCCCGCGCCCCAGCCACGTTGCCGCCAACGGCAAGCGCTTTAGCGTAGCCAAAGGCATGTATCTGGACGGCAAGTGGGTGCAGCCCGGCGAAGAAATCAACTGCCGCTGTACCAGCAGGGCTGTGATTAAAGGATTCAACGCATGAAAGACCAGCACACCATCGCCCAAGACTCCGCCCGCTCCTACGACCAGGACGGGCGTTTGCATGTGGCGGTGTCCAATATCAGCAAGGCCGCAGTCAATCCCTATTACGGGCGCGAGATTCCCGACTTTGAAAAACTGGGACTGCAGCCTGAAAAAATCTACTACCTGCTGCGCGACCCGCAGGAGCTTGAACAGGCGGCCGAGAGTTTCCGCAACCTGCCGCTGTTGAGCCGGCATATTCCGGTATCGGCGGACGACCCGCAAAAAGAAATCGTGGTCGGCAGCACAGGCTCGGATGTGGTGTTTGCCGACGGCTATTTGCGCTGCTCGCTCTCGGTATGGGACGCCGAAGCCATTGCAGGCATCGAAAGCGGCGAGCAGACCGAACTTTCCAGCGCCTACCACTACACGCCCGATATGACGGCAGGCCGGTGGCAGGGGCAGCATTACGACGGCGTGATGCGCCAAATCATCGGGAATCATGTAGCCCTTGTCGATGTGGGTCGGGCGGGGCGTGATGTAGTGGTAAGCGATTCTGACCCATTTCACGAAAGGACAGTTATGAAACTAAAACAAGGGGCGAAAGCCCGCATTCAGGCTGCTTTGAAGCCCTTGCTGGCTCAAGACGCCGAATTAAGCCCGGACGAGCTGCTGCAGGTCATCGGCTCGCTGACCAACGAAGTGCAGACGGCGGAAGACGACGGCGAAGATTTGCCGCCCGAAAACGTCGAGAATGTCGGCACGGATGAAGACGAGCCGGAGAACGGCGAAAATAACCCTGCCCTCACTGAGCCGGAAGAACCCGCCGAGGACGAAGAGCCGGAAGCCCCAGAAGGCGGCGCACCCAAACCCGCACAAGATGCCGCCATTTCCAAAATGGCGATGGATGCGGCCATCAAACGCGCCGTAGAAGCCGAGCGGAAACGTTCGCAGGCTTTGGCAACGGCACAACGCGAAGTGGCGCACATTGTCGGCGATGTGGCGATGGACAATGCGGCGGATGTGTACAAGTTCGCGCTCGAACAGAGCGGCATTGACGTAACCGGCGTGCATCCTTCCGCCTACCGTGCCATGGTCGGCATGCTGGGCAAACCCAAACAGCCGATGGCGCAAGATGCGGCCAAAACCGCCGAAAAGTTCCCCGGTTTATCACGAATCAGAAAGGCTTAAACCATGTCATTCCAAAAAGCAGTCCAAACTTACCAAGCCCCCGCCGTTGCGGGGGATTTTGCTGCCCACAACCCGAACGCTTCCATGCTGGCGGGGGAAGGCGCACTCGTCAGCGGCACGGACGGCGTAACCGTCGGCGTGTTTGCCTGGGCGGATGCCGAGGGCAAAGTGTCCAACAAGAAAACCGCCGGCGCACGCATCGGCTTTGTTCACCGCGAACAGCAGGCCAGCATCACCGCCTATCTGGCGGAATACGGCAACCAAATCCTGCCCGGCCAAATCATTACGCTGGCCGTGGCAGGCGACTTTTGGGCGCACTTCCCCGCCGGTGCCGAAATCGGCCAGAACGTGTTCGCCAAAGACACCGACGGCACACTGAAAGCATCTGCCGCCGCCACCGAAACCGGCCACACCCTGACCCGCTTCAAAGTAGCTTCCAAAGCCGCAGCGGGCGAACTGGCCAAAATCACCACATGGGAGTAATTGAATGAATACCTTACAGCAATTAGAACGCGATGCCGGCATCGTCTTTATGGGCGGCGGCAAAAAGCTGATGAACAAACAGGTGCAGGCTGCTTTGGCGATGGACGCGCAGCCCGCACTGACCACCGCCGGCAATAGCGGCATTCCCGCATGGATGCTGACCTATGTCGATCCGAAGCTGATTGAAGTCGCCCTTCAGCCGATGAAGGCCGCCGAAATCTTCGGCGAAGTGAAAAAAGGCGACTGGACGACCGAAACCGCCATGTTCATGCTGGTAGAACCTACCGGCGAAGTCTCCAGCTACGGCGACTACAACAACAACGGTGTGAGCGGCGCCAACGTCAATTTCCCGCAACGCCAAAGCTACCATTACCAAGTGTTCACCCGCTGGGGTGAGCGCGAAGTGGCACGCGCAGGCGAAGCGAAAATTGACTATGTAAACCGCGTCAATCAGGCCAGCGTGAACGCCTTGAACCGCTTTCAGAACAAATCCTATTTGTTCGGCATCAAAGGTTTGCAGAACTACGGCATCCTCAACGATCCGAGCCTGCCGGCCGCCACCGCTGCCGCCCAAACATGGGCAACCGCCACCGGCGAGCAAGTGTACGAATCCATCCGCAAGCTGTTCCAAAAACTGTTGCAGCAGACCGGCGGCCTGATTGATATGAACACACCGCTCCTGCTGGTGTGCAGCCCGACTGCCAGCGTGGAACTGACCAAAACCAACCAGTACAACGTCAATGTTACCGACCAACTGAAAAAGAACTTCCCCAACCTGCGCATCGAAACCGTGCCGGAATACTCCGCCGCATCGGGCGAAATGGTGCAGTTGATTGTGGAAGAGTTGGACGGTCAGCGCACGCTGGAATGCGGTTTCACTGAAAAACTGCGTGCGCACAACATGGTTCTGGAAGCCTCCAGCATCAAACAGAAGAAATCGCAGGGCACATGGGGCGCGATTATCTACCGCCCGTTCTGCATTGCTTCCATGACGGTGAGCTAAGTGCAGGCTGCTTAAAAAACAAGGCCGCCTGTTTCAGGTGGCCTTTTCTCAATTCCAAAGGAAAATCAAATGGCAAAACAAAAAACCGTAACCGTTGGCTGCAAACTGCCTAACGGGCTGATTATCGAAGTGGGCGACCAGTCGGTAGAACTAAATGGCGCGAACGCTTCAAACATCATCGGCGGCCACGGCATCACGTACGATGTGGACGCCGACCTGTTCAATGCCTGGATGGAAGCGCACCAAGACCGCGACATGGTGAAAAACGGCTTCGTTTTCGCCCATGAAGATGCAAAGAACACCAAGGCAGAAGCTCGGGAAAAGACCGACAATGAAACCAAGTTGGAAGCCATTAACCCCGATGACAAGGCCAATGGCGTAAGCACCGCCAAGGAAGGCTAACCATGCCTGCCGTCGTCTTTGATAAAGCGCGGTTTCAGGCAGCCTATCCCGAAGTGCAGGCAAGCGATGCCCAGTTCGCTATGTGGTTCACACAGGCCGAAAGCCTGCTGGACAACACCGACCACAGCATCGTGGAAAAGCTGGAAGAGCGCGAAATGCTGCTGTTCCTGCTGGTGCGCCATTTCGCCGCGCTGGCTGAACGTGCCGCACAGGGCGGATTGGTGGGGCGCATTGCTTCGGCCACCGAAGGCAGCGTGTCCGTGAGCGCGGATATGGGCGCGGTGGGCAGCAACGCCGCCTGGTATCTGCAAACCCCCTACGGCGCGACCTTTTGGCAGCTCACCGCCAAATACCGCCGTTTCCGCTACGTTGCAGGGGGCTGCCATGCGCGGTGGCGATAAGTTCAGACGGCGTTTGGCCGGGCTGGCATCGCAGTCTTCAGGCAGCCTGAAAGTGCGCGTGGGCATTTTCGAGAGCGCCAAATATGAAGACGGCACACCGGTTGCCGCTGTGGCGTTTTGGAACGAATACGGTACCGCCAACATCCCGCCGCGCCCGTTTTTCCGAAACACCGTTGCCGCACACAAAGACGAATGGCCGCACCAGGCCGCCGCCATCCTGCAGGCCAACGGCGGCGACATGCGCCAGACGCTCGCGCTACTGGGCGAAGGGGTGAAAGGCCAAATCGTCGAAACCATCCAAAACTTCAAGCAACCGGCCAACGCCCCGGCCACCGTGCGCAAAAAAGGCTTCGACAAGCCCCTAATCGACAGGGGCACGCTGTGGCGCAGCATCGGCAGCGAGATTGCCGAAGAATAGGCAGCCTGAAAGCCCGAACAAGGTTTTCAGGCTGCTTTTT